GTTCCCGTCCACGCACAACACAATAGCCTTGCTACTTTCTCACGGAGTCAAACACGATGCCCGATTTTAAACATGGCGTGCAGGTGCTCGAAATTAACGACGGCACCCGCGTCATTTCCACCGTTTCAACCGCCATTATTGGCATGGTCTGCACCGCGTCGGATGCAGATGAAAAAATGTTCCCGCTCAATGTGCCGGTGCTGATTACCGACGTGGTGGCCGCTGCCGGTAAAGCGGGGACAAAAGGCACCTTAGCCGACGCGCTGGCGGCCATTGGCGACCAGTGCAAACCCATTACCGTCGTGGTGCGCGTGGCCGAGGGCGAAGGTGATGACGAAGAAGCGATCCAAGCGGCGACCATTTCCAACATCATCGGCGGCGCGGATGAGAACGGCCAATACACCGGCCTAAAAGCGTTACTCACCGCGAAAGCCGTGACCGGCGTCAAACCGCGCATTTTGGGCGTGCCGGGTCTCGATACCAAAGAGGTGGCCGTCGCACTGGCGGCTGTCTGTCAGCAGTTGCGCGCCTTTGGCTATATCAGCGCATGGGGCTGTAAAACCCTGTCGGATGCGATCAAGTACCGCGACAATTTCAGCCAGCGCGAGCTGATGCTGATTTGGCCGGACTTCTTGGCATGGAATACCACCACCAACGCCAGTAATACAGCATGGGCGACGGCGCGCGCATTAGGTCTGCGCGCCAAGATTGACCAAGAGACCGGTTGGCACAAAACCCTGTCTAACGTCGGTGTGAACGGCGTCACCGGGATTAGTGCCTCGGTATTTTGGGATTTACAGGCACCGGGAACCGATGCCGACCTGCTCAACGAGGCCGGTGTTACTACGCTGGTGCGCTCCGATGGTTTCCGCTTTTGGGGCAACCGCTGTTGCTCTGACGACCCGCTGTTTATGTTCGAGAACTACACCCGCACCGCGCAGGTATTGGCCGACACCATGGCCGAGGCGCATCAATGGGCAGTAGATAAACCAATGACCGCCACGCTTATCCGCGACATTGTCGAAGGGATTAAGGCCAAATTCCGCGAGCTGAAAACCGGCGGCTATATCATCGATGCGGATTGTTGGTATGACGAGAGCGCCAACGATAAAGAGAGCCTGAAAGCCGGAAAACTCTATATCGATTACGACTACACGCCAGTGCCACCGCTGGAAAACCTCACCCTACGCCAACGCATCACCGATAAATATCTGGTGAGCTTAGGTTCAACGGCCAACAGCTAAGGAACTCAACCGATGGGAATGCCTCGTAAGCTGAAATACCTCAACCTGTTTAACGACGGCTTGAGCTACATGGGCGTCGTCAGCTCGGTGACGCTGCCTAAACTGACCCGCAAGCTGGAGAACTATCGCGGCGGCGGGATGAACGGCTCGGCGGCGGTGGATTTAGGTCTCGATGACGACGCGCTGGCCGTGGAGTGGACTATCGGCGGTTTCCCCGATGATGACCTCTGGAGTCAGTACGCCGTGCCGGGTGCCTCTGATGTGCCGCTGCGCTTTTCGGGTTCTTACCAGCGTGACGACACCGGCGATATTAGCGGTGTAGAAATCGTGCTCCGTGGCCGTCACAAAGAAATCGACGGCGGTGACAACAAGCAAGGCGAGAACACCGAGACCAAAGTCTCGACCCAATGCACCTACTACAAATTGATGGTAGACGGCAAAGAGCTCATCGAGATTGACGTCGTCAACATGATTGAGAAGGTCAACGGCGTTGACCGCTTAGCGCAGCACCGTAAAAACCTCGGTCTGTAATCTGATGGCCGGTCAGGTGCAACACTGGCCGGTTAACCCCCTTTTTTAAGAGAACGATTATGAAAGATAAAAACACCACTGAGCACGTCACCCCTGAAAATGACAATCTGGTGACGCTGGAAAACCCGATTAAGCGTGGCGATCTGCTTATCGAGCAAGTGACCCTCACCAAACCCAATGCGGGAACCCTGCGCGGCGTGAGTCTAGCCGCGGTGGCAAATTCCGATGTTGATGCGCTGATTAAGGTACTGCCGCGCATGACCTACCCGCCATTATTAGAGAGCGACGTGGTCAAGTTAGAGCTGCCCGATATGATTGCGCTCGCCGGTAAGGTGATCGGTTTTTTGTCGCCGAATTCGGCTCAATAGACTTTCCCGCCGACTTATCGGTCGATGACCTGATGGCGGATATCGCAGTGATATTTCACTGGCCGCCCTCAGAACTTAACCCCATGAGCCTGACCGAGCTCGCCCTCTGGCGCGACAAAGCGCTACAACGAAGCGGAAACACTGATGAGCAATAATCTAAAATTGCAGGTGCTTCTCAACGCCGTCGACCGAGCCAGCCGCCCGTTTAAAGCGATCCAGACAGAGAGCAAATCGCTGTCTGGTAGTATTCGTGACACGCAGAAAACCCTCAAAGAGCTGAACACCCAAGCGGGGCGCGTTGAGGGCTTTCGCAAAACGAGCGGCCAGCTCGCCGTCACCGGCCAAGCGTTGAAGAAAGCCAAGCAAGAAGCCGCCGAGCTGGCTATCCAATTTAAAGCCACCGAAAAGCCAACACGCGCACAGGCGCAGGTGATGGAGTCAGCCAAGCGCGCCGCCTCTGAGCTCCAGCTAAAATACAATGGCCTACGCCAATCCGTGCAGCGCCAGCGCCAAGAGCTACAGCAAGCGGGTATCAATACGCGCACGTTATCCAACGATGAGCGCCGCTTAAAAGCCTCGGTCAATGAAGCGACCGCCAGCCTCAATCGCCAGCGCGAAGCCCTCGCACGTAACAGCCAGCAACAAGCCAAGCTCAGCCGGATTAATCAGCGCTATCAGAGCGGTAAAGCGCTCGCCGGGAATCTGGCGGGAGCCGGTGCCGCTGGTGTGGGTATGGCGACGGCGGGCATTGTGGCCGGTGCTGCCGTATTAAAGCCCGGTTATGACTTTGCACAGAAAAACTCGGAGTTACAGGCCGTACTCGGTCTAGATAAATCGAGCGCGGATATGTTGGCGCTGCGCGGTCAGGCGCGCCAGCTCGGCGACACTACTGCCGCCTCTGCCGATGACGCTGCCGCCGCGCAAATCATTATCGCTAAGTCAGGCGCAGATAAAGACGGCATTCTCGCCGCCACGCCGACCACGCTCAATATGTCACTGGCGAACCGTCGCAGCATGGAAGAAAACGCTACGCTTTTGATGGGGGTTAAATCAGCGTTTGGGCTGGCTAACGATAAGGTGTCGCATATTGGGGATGTTATCTCCGCAGCCATGAACAAAAGCGCCGCCACTTTTGACGGTTTAAGCGATACGCTCACCTACGCCGCACCGGTTGCCAAAAATGCCGGTATCAGCGTCGAGGAAACCGCCGCCATGGCGGGTGCGCTGGCTGACGCTAAAATCACCGGCTCGATGGCGGGGACGGGAAGCCGCGCAGTTATCACGCGCTTACAAGCGCCAACCGGTAAAGCCCATGACGCTATCAGCGAGCTCGGCGTTAAAACCGCCGACCGCAAAGGCAACATGCGGCCGCTGTTTACCATCCTCAAAGAGATGCAAAAAAGCTTTGTTAAAAACAAGCTAGGGGACACCCAGCGCGCCGAATACATGAAAGCGATTTTCGGTGAGGAGGCAAGTTCAGCAGCGGCGGTGCTGATGACGGCTGCCACCTCGGGCAAGCTTGATAACCTGACCAAAATGCTGCAAAACTCGGACGGAAAAACCGAGGAACTGGTCAAGGTGATGCAGGACAACCTCGGCGGGGATTTTAAAGAATTTCAGTCAGCCTATGAGGCCGTGGGGATCGACTTGTTTGACCAGCAAGAGAGCTCCCTACGCCAGCTCACCCAAACCGCCACAAAATACGTGCTTAAGCTCGACCAGTGGATTCAGAAAAATAAAGGGCTGTCACAAACCATTCTAAAAATTGCCGGTGGTGCGGTCGCTATCATTGGCGTTCTTGGTGCGATTGGTCTAGTGGCGTGGCCGGTGGTGATGGGGATTAATGCGATCATTGCCGGAGCCAGTTTGCTCGGCACCGTCTTTGCCGCCGTCGGTAGCGGTATTTTAACGGTACTCGGTGCGCTGACGTGGCCGATTGTCGCGATTGGTGTTGCTATCGTTGCCGGTGCTCTGCTTATCCGTAAATATTGGGAGCCTATCAGCGCCTTTTTTAGCGGCGTAGTGGAAGGGCTCAAGGCTTCGTTTGCGCCGGTGTCTGAGATGTTTGCGCCGTTAATGCCGGTGTTTGATTTATTAGGGCAAAAACTCCAAGCCGCTTGGAAGTGGTTCGGGGATTTGATTGCGCCGGTGACATCGACGAAAGAAAGCCTCGATAGTTGCAAAAATGCCGGTGTTGAATTTGGTCAGGCGCTGGCGAGTGTGCTGACGGCACCGCTCAATCTATTTAACGCGATAGGCAGCAAGGTCGATTGGTTGTTAGAAAAAATGGGCTTAATGAAAAAAGAGTCTGCCGATATCGATGCCACGGCTAACAAGGTTAATCAGTACGCCACCGGCGCGAACGGTCGAGGCTATTCCCCCTCGGGCGGGATTCTCACCGGCGGCTATGCCCCGGTAAAAGCGGGTGGCGCAAGTTATACCGACCAAAGCCAACATGCTTACCAGCTCGATATTAATATTCCTCCTGGTCAAAACCGAGAGGATGCCAAAAACATGATCCGCGAAGCACTCGAAGAACGTGACCGTCAACGCCGTGCCGCTGGCCGTTCGCGCATGACCACCGATTAAGGAGCTCTCACTATGATGTTAACGCTCGGGCTGTTTGTTTTTCAGCTCCAGACATTGCCTTATCAATCATTACAGCAAAGCCTCGATTATCGCTGGCCGTCAAACAGCCGCGTAGGGCAACGCCCCACCTATCAGTTTTTAGGGATTGGCGAGGATAAAGTTACCTTGTCGGGTGTGTTACTGCCTGAAATCACCGGCGGAGCGCTGTCTATGCTCACGCTTAAAACGATGGCCGAGCAGGGTAAAGCATGGCCGCTGATTGGTGGCGATGGCGCAATCTATGGCATGTATGTTGTCGCCAGCATGACGCAGACACAAAGCGTCTTTTTTGCCGATGGCAGTGCTCGCAGGATTGAATTTAGCATGACCCTAACCCGCGTCGATGAATCGCTCGGGGCGATGTTTGGCGACCTGCAACAACAGGCCAACGACTTAGCCGGTCAGGCGGGAGAGATGGCACAGAAAGCGCAGGATATGGCCGGAGGGTTATTTTCATGATGACCAGTATGCCTATCGCCGCTGGTGCTGATATTACGCCCGCGTTTATGCTCACCCTCGGCGGGGATGATATTACCGACAACCTCAGCAATCGCCTGTTGTCACTGACGATGACCGATAATCGCGGCTTTGAGGCTGACCAGCTTGATATCGAGCTCGATGACGGCGACGGGCAACTCGCTATGCCCGCTCGCGGCGCGGTGCTGTCACTGTTTCTCGGCTGGAAAGGTTCGGCGCTAATTGGTAAAGGTCAGTTTACCGTTGATGAAATCGAGCATCGAGGCGCGCCGGACACGCTGACCATTCGCGCCCGTAGCGCTGATTTTCGCGGGTCACTTAATTCCCGCCGTGAGGTGTCTTATCACGACACTACCCTCGGCGCAGTAGTGAAACAAATAGCCGAGCGCAACCAGCTCGACGCGGTGCTGGCGAAAGGCTTTGCCGATATTGCGATCCCCCACATCGACCAATCTCAGGAGAGCGATATTAAATTTCTCACTCGACTGGCGGAGCGCAACGGTGCTGAGGTATCGGTTAAAGCGGGGCGGTTGTTATTTCTCAAAGCAGGGAACGGCGTGACGGCCAGCGGCAAAGCTATCCCGATGATGACTATTGAACGCAGCGACGGCGACCGGCACCAGTTTGCGATCGCCGACCGCAACGCCTACACCGGCGTGACGGCGAGTTGGTTACACACAAAAGACCCGAAGCCGAAAAAGCAAAAGGTAAAGCTACAGCGCAAGACTAAGCCTAAACATATGCGCGCTTTACAGCATCCTAAAGCTAAGCCCGCGAAAAAGACAACCGCCAAGGCTACCAAGGCACAGGAAGAAAAACAGGGCGAGTATCTGGCCGGTGAGTCCGATAACGTGCTGGCGCTGACGACAATCTACTCGACCAAAGCACAGGCGATGCGAGCCGCACAATCCAAGTGGGACAAACTGCAACGCGGTGTGGCTGAGTTCTCTATCAATCTCGCCATGGGGCGTGCCGATTTATATCCAGAAACGCCGGTCACAGTGAAAGGGTTTAAGGCCGTCATAGACCAACAGGCATGGACGATCACTAAAGTGACCCACACCCTAACAGAAAGCGGCTACACGACGGCGCTAGAGCTTGAGGTTAAGTTATCTAACGTTGAGTATGAGGAAGAAAAACAAGATGAATAAATAGGAGTAATTCATTGTTTTAAAAGGGTAAAAATACTAATATCACTGTATCAAATCTAGCCATTGAGGTGATTAAAATGTTTCATTGTCCACTATGCAAAAATGCCGCTCATGCCCGTTCTAGTCGCTATATAACCGACAACACAAAAGAGCGTTATCACCAGTGCCAGAACATAAATTGCGGTCATACGTTTAAGACAATGGAAACATTCGAAAGCTCGATCATGCTGCCGGGAACGGTTATCCCCGCGATGCCACACCCGGAACGAAACGGACAACAAACCCTCTGGATGTAAAACAGAAAAGCCCCGAATATCGGGGCTTTTTTTTCGAAGTGTGGTCGATGTGTGGACATCGGTTGAAATAAATCCTTTTATTTCAGTGTGTTGATATAAAAAATCAAGGCCTCGAATGAGGCCTTGATTCTAGAGATAAATTGAGTTTGGAATAGAGCCACCATTAGGTGTTATCCCGTCCCGCCATTTGGGTGGGTTTCCGCCGGGTAAGCCATCGCGGTGGCCGACATTGTGCTTGAAGCAACAACCAACACTAATGAAATCAACTTCTTCATTTGACTCCTTCATGACCTGCGGTTTAAGTACCATAACGCGATGCTTCAATATGAAGCGTGATCGGGTTCACCCTCTGAGAAAATGGTTTGAATTCAGACTTTAATTTATTGTTATTAAAGCTAATTATTTGCTTTACAATTTTGGTACGTGAAAATGACAAATCGAATGGCGGCTGAAAACCGATTATCTTGGATATTCTGCTAAGCTTAATAGGATTAAATTTATCAACGATATCAATTGTGCTCGCCAATTTGGGTTGGGCATAGGTTATTGGAGGTCTAAATGGGTTTTCTAAGTTTCGTTAAAGATGCGGGAGAAAAGCTTTGGGATGCGGTGAGTGGAAACCGTGATGATAAACTCAAAGAGCATATCAATAAGCTTGGTTTACCAGGAGCAGATAAGGTCGACGTAAAAGTTGCTGATGATGGTACTGCTACGGTGTCAGGCGAGGGAGTAAGTCAGGAACTGAAAGAGAAGATCTTGGTTGCGATTGGTAACGTCGCAGGCATTAGCAAAGTAGACGATCAGCTCGCGGCTGCACAGTCTGGTGTGGAGAGCCATTTTTATACGGTTAAAGCAGGTGATACGCTGAGTGCGATTGCCAAAGCACAGTATGGCAACGCCAATGACTACATGCGCATTTTTGAAGCCAATAAACCGATGCTGTCGCATCCAGATAAAATCTATCCAGGGCAGATGCTCATTATTCCACAAAAATAATTGGGTTGTCGGTTAGTATTGCGTTTATAAGCCGCTTATGCGGCTTTTTTTACGCCACATGTTATCCATGAAATGCCATTTTATCTCTCGTCGATATGCGTTATCTCGTTGTCTTGCTATTATCGAACAACAAAAAATAACGAGGTCTATCGGATGAAAAAGATTCTTACCCTATGTTTGAGTTCGCTATTATTGGCGGGGTGTGCAAGCAGCGAGGGGCAATCGCCATTTAAGAGCTATTTCTCCTGCGATATCCCTGCGGCAAGTCACTATCCTATAATCGAGTCTACGTCAGATCTGCTAGTGAACATGCGCAAGTTGGGTGTCGATGCGGAACGTAAAAACGTCGTGGCGGCACAGTGGGAACAGCAAACTACAGATGCCAGTGAGAAAGCGAAAATTGAGTCCTGCAGCAGTGAAATACGTCAAGCATCCATAGATATCGTACAGCCTCAGGTTAGCCGGGTCCAAAGCGTAACGAAAGATTCTGCCCAGTTAGCTGCGCTTAATGATCTACATACAAAATGGCTGGCTTATATGAATTCAATTACGTTGAAAGGGACTGATGCCTCTCTAGCGAAGGCGTTTAATAACGCGGCAAATAATCTTGATAAGATGTGAGATTAGATTAGGATTTTGTTTAAAAAAGCACCTAAATAGGATTTAGGTGCTTGAGTAATTAAATTGATTTAACTTAGAAGTCGTAACGCAGGCGAACTAGATTCAGGTCACTTTTATTGTCTGTGGTATTTGTGAATACATGTTCGACGTCGATCTGGAAGCCATAATCAAACTTGGTGGAAATACCCAGCGTCTGATGGTTGCTCTGATAATCACGACCAGTGTTAAATTTCAGGCGGTCACCAGCATAATAAGGTGTAATATTTTTCACCAGATATTGGCTGATAGGGAAAGTATAACCCGCATAATATTCAACGCCGTAGCCATTTCCAGCAAAGTAATCATGACGGTTTTTAACACCGGTCATTAAGAAATTACGATACCAGCCGGCAGATGCTGCCAGAGTCCAATTGTCAGGTTTCCAGCTTAAACCAGAACCCAGCAACTGTTGGCCATTATCGTTTTTGCCACTATCCGCACCGTTATTTTGCTTGATGCTTTGTTGGATATAGCTGTACGCGGTACCCCAAGTTAGCTCATCGGTGATGTGGTAATCCACACCCAATGCGCCGCCGCCTTTACGTTGATAACGCAGCGGGTTGCCGTTATTTACACCGGCAGGGTGGGAGTCATCGTGTAAAACACCGCCCACATACAGATCAACGGGCCCAAAGGTATTTTTATACTGGACCAGATTGTAGCTGCGGTATGAACCGTCGTAGTTGCCGTTATAACCGTTACCTGGAGCCTGAGCCTGCATATCGAAGTCCCAGATATCCGTTTTAGCACCCACAACGGTGTAGTAAATACTGTTTTGTTTACCGTAGGTTAGAGTACCCCACGTTGCACTTTTCAAACCTCCGAACAGCATGCGGCGATCGGTGTTTGCTGCGCCATCTGCATAGTGATTATCCCAGTTAAACAGCGCTGGGACATTCACACCTAATTCGTAGTAACCAATCAGGCTAACATCATCGAACAGGTAATAATCAGCGGAGAAACGAAAACGCGTTCCGCCGTCATAACCGTTGCGTTTATAAGAGCCTTTATCGCTGTTGCCCATTTCATCAATGAACTGTGGACGAATACTACCCCCAACCTGAAACTTCAAGCGGCTAAGTGGATCGCCAGCCTGCGGATCTTGCTCTAACAGCGTGATTTCTGCGAGCGAGGAGAAAGAAGCACAACCCAATGCCACTGCTAATACAATTTTTTTCGCCACATGATGTTTAATCATTTTTTATCCCTGACGTATCAACGAATGTTTAATTTACACTCGCAATTGTTTTATAAGTAAAATAATAGAAATACATAAAGTCTGATATATCGCAGCCACTAAATGCGATGTGCATTCAACTATATAGCGCAATAAATTGCAACAATAGTCACGTATTTAAACTAAATAATTGGAACTGAAGTTTTAATTTAGGTGAAAATTAATGCAAGTTTCAAACTCCTGCGTTAATTCCGCTCAATCCTAATACAAAGTGAACCATAAGCCAATGAGATTAGTAAATATCAAAATCAAGATAGACCACAAAAAATGATAGATTAAATGAATCAGCATGTGTCTACATTACTATGGGGTATAATCACGCAAGGTGATGACTAATATAGCGATTATCCGCAGTGTGAGGGATATGCATCCAGCGCAGATTAAGCAATTTCTATCAAACTGATTAATAACAGCAGTTGCTTGCTCTCAATGACATAAGACAAAGAATTAAAACCTAGAAATTTGAGATTTATTAGGGGTAATGACAAGTGAAAATTTGAATTTTTCAATCTCACATAAATCAATGTAATAATCATCCGTATCTTATATTTCAGAATTTAGCCTGGCGCTTATGATAAAAAACCTCAAATAATTGTATCTCTGCGGATAAGGTTAACTGGTGCAAATATAAAAATGTTCGCTGTTGAATGGTGAATTCCGATATTGCGTTCTAACCTGAATACGAGAAAACTTACCCATAAGAGAGGCTATTGAATGAAAATTGATGCGTTTGCTTTTGGTACCACCAACTGGAGTGAAATTGAACTAACGGAGCATCCCGGAGAAGTCGGCACGGCTTATTGGCGTACACAATATTTTGGCAAGAAACCTAATCAAATCCGTGTGCGAATGGTTGATTATTCCCCAGGCTATCTTGCCGACCATTGGTGTCAAAAGGGGCATATTCTTTTCTGTTTGGAAGGAGAACTAGAAACAACCCTGAATGATGGGCGAAAATTCGTTCTGAGCGCTGGAATGAGTTATCAGGTGGGGGATAATGCAGAGCCACACCAGTCCAGAACAACAATCGGTGCAAAGCTCTTTATTGTGGATTGATGAATATCTCAGGGCAACTGTTGATGAGTTACATGGGTATAGCCACCGATTTTGATCTCAGGGGAGCTTTGTATATCAGTTTTTGTTTAAAAGATATTTTCTTATTGATTAAAAAGAGACCTGATACTAATCGAATTAAAATTAATTAAATAAAAACAATGTGTTGAGATTGTTTATTGTAAGATTTGGCGACAGAATGGCGGCAGAGAAATTGGTGATCGGTTTGTGGGGGGCTTACGACATCCATGCTGTTTAGCCCATAGTCTATAAATGTGTCCAGTATCGAACAATCCATAAGCATCGAGATTAGTTGTTGCCTCTGATAATCCTGTGAAAATAGCTACTTATTAGAATGAAATTCCGTATGAGTTATTATCTGTGGATTTATCCAGTAAAGATCGACACATATCTTGTAAAATGGTGTAGTCGGGAATAGTCTAAGGCACTATATGTTGTGTTTGATTGTTATTTCATGCACATTATATAGTAAAACTATTTCAATCTGAGGACTAAGTCATGGCTAAGAATACAAAACAAACGTCTAGCAAAGTCGCTTCGACCGCTGGAAAAACTCTCAATGATCCAAATGCTTCTGCAATTCAAAGGCGCCTTGCGGCTTCAGCTCTTGCCCAGCATGGGACTTCAAGCCAGACAAGCGGTGAGATGGAACGTGTTGCATCCAAGGCTCTTGATAATGCTCGTTCAAGCGAGCTAACAAAGACGCTCGCCGCAACTGTACTTTCGCAGTCAGTTAAAGAACGGTAAAACGTTGCCAGAATAATGCCAGTTGTTTCATATGACTGGCATTATTACGTTTTTAGGTTTTAGCTATATCCACATCTGAACTTGCTGATCGCGAGTAGGATGGGGGGCTACCGGTGTTATCTTGCCGGGCGTCATGATGTAACGCTCAACTGATTCCATCGTTACAAAGGTACAACTGCAATTAATGTTTTGGCATTGGTGATAGCGCTCTTTCGTATTTTCGCTCAGATAACGACTTGAGCGGGCGTGTGCCGCATGGCGGCAAATAGGGCAGTGCATCATAGTGATCCCCCTGTAATATCAGTTCAGCGAGATTGCATTTTAACATTTAATTTGAAAAATCGAATTAATATTTAAACCTCCTCATACTCCACATCAGACAGCTTAACCTCAAGCTCTAGCGTCGTCGTGTAGCCGCCATCGCCGAGGGTGTGGGTCACTTTAGTTATCGTCCATGCCTGTTGGTCTATGACGGCCTTAAACCCTTTCACCGTCACCGGCGTTTCTGGATATAAATCAGCGCGCCCCATGGCGAGATTGATAGAGAACTCCGCCACGCCGCGTTGAATTTTGTCCCACTTGGCTTGTGCGGCGCGCATCGCTTGTGCTTTGGTTGGGTAGACTGTCGTTATCGCCAGCACGTTATCGGACTCACCAGCCAGATACTCGCCCTGTTTGGCTTCCTGTGGTTTGGTGGCCTTGGCGGTTGTCTTTTTTGCGGGCTTGGCTTTGGGATGCTGTAGGGCGCGCAGGTGCTGCGGTTTGGCTTTGCGTTGCAGCTTCACCTTTTGCTTTTTCGGCTTCGGGTCTTTGGTATGTAACCAGCTCGCCGTCACGCCGGTGTAGGCGTTGCGATCGGCGATCGCAAACTGGTGCCGGTCGCCGTCGCTACGCTCGATGGTCATCATCGGGATGGGTTTTCCGCTGGCCGTCACGCCGTTCCCCGCTTTGATGAATAACAGCTTGCCCGCTTTGACCGACACCTCGGCACCGTTGCGCTCGGCCAAACGGGTGAGAAATTTAATATCGCTCTCCTGTGATTGGTCGATGTGCGGGATCGCAATCTCGGCAAAGCCTTTCGCCAGCACTGCGTCGAGCTGGTTGCGCTCGGCAATTTGTTTAACGACTGCGCCGAGGGTGGTGTCGTGGTAAGACACCTCACGGCGGGNGGGAGTTGAGCGAGCCGCGAAAATCAGCACTACGGGCGCGAATGGTCAACGTGTCCGGCGCGCCTCGATGCTCGATTTCATCAACGGTGAATTGGCCTTTACCCACCAGTGCCGACCCTTTCCAGCCGAGAAACAACGACAGCACCGCGCCGCGAGCGGGCATGGCGAGCTGACCGTCACTATCATCGAGCTCGATATCAAGCTGATCAGCTTCAAAACCGCGATTATCGGTCATCGTCAGCGACAATAGGCGGTGGCTAAGGTTGGCGGTGATATCGTCCCCGCCGAGGGTCAGCATAAACGCGGGCGTAATATCGGCACCGGCGGCGATAGGCATCGCAGTTATCATGAGAATAACCCTCCGGCCATATCCTGTGCTTTCTGCGCCAGTGCTCCCGCCTGATTGGTCATGTCGCTGGCCTGTTGCTGTAGGTGGCCAAACATGGCACTGAGTGACTCATCGATGCGGGTCAGAGTCATGCTAAATTCAATGCGCCGAGCACTGCCATCGGCAAAAAAAACGCTTTGTGTCTGCGCCATGCTGGCGACAACGTACATGCCGTAGATGGCACCATCACCGCCAATCAGCGGCCACGCTTTACCCTGCTCGGCCATGGTTTTGAGCGTAAGCAGAGATAACGCGCCGCCGGTGATTTCGGGCAGTAGCACACCCGACAAAGTGACCTTATCCTCGCCAGCGCCTAAAAACTGGTAAGTAGGTCGTTGGCCTACGCGGCTGTTTGACGGCCAGCGATAATCGAGGCTTTGTTGTAACGATTGGTAGGGCAATGTCTGGAGCTGAAAAACAAACAGTCCGAGCGTTAACATCATAGTAAGAGCTCCTTAATCGGTGTTCATGCGCGAACGACCAGCCGCGCGACGTTGGCGGTCACGTTCTTCGAGCGCTTCACGGATCATGTTTTTGGCATCCTCGCGGTTTTGACCAGGATGTATCGGCACGGTGATGGCGTAATTATTGGTGCTTTGGTCGGTATAGCTTGCGCCGCCCGCTTTCACGGGGGCATAGCCGCCGGTGAGTATCCCGCCCGAGGGCGAGTAGCCTCGACCGTTCGCGCCGGTGGCGTACTGATTGACCTTGTTAGCCGTGGCATCGATATCGGCAGACTCTTTTTTCATTAAGCCCATTTTTTCTAACAACCAATCGACCTTGCTGCCTATCGCGTTAAATAGCCTGAGCGGTGCTGTTAGCACACTCGCCAGCGCCTGACCAAATTCCACGCCGGCATTTCTGCAGCTATCGAGACTTTCTTTCGTCGACTTCACCGGCGCAATCAAATCGCCAAACCATTTCCATAAGGCTTGGAGTTTTTGCCCCAACAGATCAAACACCGGCATTAACGGCGCAAACATCTCAGACACCGGCGCAAACGCGGCCTTTAGCCCTTCAACCACGCCGCTAAAAATTGCGCTGATAGGTTCCCAAAACTTCCGGATCATAATGGCACCGGCGACGATAACCGCCGCAATACCAACCAGCGGCCACGTTAGCGCCCCGAGCACCGCTAAAATACCGCTACCGACGGCGGCAAAGACGGTGCCGAGCAGACTGGCTCCGGCAATAATGGCATTAATCCCCATCACCACCGGCCATGCGACCAGACCAATCGCACCAAGAACGCCAATAATAGCGACCGCGCCACCGGCAATTTTGAGGAGGGTTTGGGACAGACCCTTATTTTTCTGTATCCACTGGTCGAGCTTAAGCACGTATTTCGTCGCGGTTTGGGTGAGCTGGCGTAGTGCGCTCTCCTGTTGGTCAAACAGGTCAATCCCCACGGCCTCATAGGCTGACTGGAATTCTTTAAAATCCCCGCCGAGGTTGTCCTGCATCACCTTGACCAGTTCCTCGGTTTTACCGTCCGAGTCTTTTAACATCTTGGTGAGGTTATCGAGCTTGCCCGAGGCGGCTGCGGTCATCAGTACCGCAGCCGACGAGCTGGCTTCTTCGCCGAAAATGGTTTTCATATACTCGGCGCGCTGTGAGGTGCCGAGATTATTTTTATCAAAGCTTTTCTGCATCTCTTTTAGGATGGAGAACAGCGGGCGCATGTTGCCTTTACGGTCGGCGGTTTTAACGCCGAGCTCGTTAATCGCCTCGTAGGCTTTGCCGGTGGGGGCTTGTAATCGGGTGATGACTGCGCGGCTTCCCGTCCCCGCCATCGAGCCGGTGATTTTGGCATCGGCCAGCGCACCGGCCATGGCGGCAGTTTCCTCGACGCTGATCCCGGCGTTTTTTGCCACCGGCGCGGCGTAGGTGAGGGTATCGCTCAGCCCGTCAAAGTTGGCGGCGCTTTTGTTCATAGTGGCCGAGATTACATCCCCGATGTGCGCCACCTTATCGTTAGTCAGCCCAAATGCCGATTTGACCCCCATCAACAGCGTGGCGTTCTCTTCCATGCTGCGACGGTTAGACAGTGACATATTCAGCGTGGTCGGCGTGGCGGCGAGAATGCCGTCTTTATCCGCACCCGATTTGGCGATGATGATTTGTGCGGCGGCAGCGTCATCGGCTGAGGCGGCGGTGGTGTCACCGAGCTGGCGCGCCTGAGCGCGTAACGCCAGCATATCGGCGCTGGATTTATCCAGACCGAGCACGGCCTGTAACTCTGAGTTTTTCTGTGCAAATTCATAGCCCGGTTTGAGCGCAGCAACACCGGCCACGATACCGGTGGTTGCCATACCCACACCGGCGGCACCGGCACCGGCCAAATTACCCGCCAATTGTTTGCCTGACTCATAGCGTTTTTTCACCGCGTTAAGCTTGGCCTGTTGTCGGCTGACTTTCGCCAGTGCATCACGTTGGCGATTGAGCTGGGCGGTGGTTTCACTCAGTGAGCCTTTCAGGCGGCGCTCATCGCTGGATAACGTGCGCGTATTGATACCCGCTTGCCGTAGTTCGAGGCGCTGACGCTGCACGGATTGGCGCAGACCGTTATATTTGAGCTGGAGCTCAGCGGCGGCGCGTTTGGCCGACTCCATAACTTGCGCTTGCGCGCGCGTCGGCTTTTCGGTGGCTTTGAACTGGATAGCCAGCTCGGCGGCTTCTTGCTTGGCTTTCTTTAACGCTTGGCCGGTGACGGCGAGCTGGCCGCTCGTTTTGCGAAAACCTTCAACGCGTCCGGCTTGGGCGTTCAACTCTTTGAGGGTTTTCTGCGTGTCGCGAATACTGCCAGACAGAGATTTGCTCTCTGTCTGGATCGCTTTAAACGGGCGGCTGGCTCGGTCAACGGCGTTAAGAAGCACCTGCAATTTGAGATTATTGCTCATGCGTGTTTCCGCTTCGTTGTAGCGCTTTGGTGCGCCAGAGGGCGAGCTCGGTCAGGCTCATGGGGTTAAGCTCTGAGGGAGGCCAGTGAAATATCACCGCGATATCCGCCATCAGGTCATCGACCGATAAATCGGCGGGAAAATCTAGCGAACCGAACTCGGCGACAAAAAACCAATCACCTTGCTGGCCAGCGTGACCATGTCAGGCAATTCCATTTTCACGATGTCACTTTCCAGCAACGGCGGGTAGGTCATGCGCGGCAGTACCTTAATGAGCGCGTCAACGTCGGAGTTTGCCACCGCTGCCAGACTCACGCCGCGCAGGGTTCCCGCGTTAGGTTTGGTGACTGTCACTTGCTCGATAAGCAGATTGCCACGCTTAATCGGATTCTCCAGCGTCACCAGATTGTCATTTTCAGGGGCGACGAGTTCAGGGGTATTTTTATCTTTAGCCATGATATTTCTCTTTAAAAATGGGGATTAACCGGCCAGTGTTGCACCTGACCGGCCATAACATTACAGACCGAGGTTCTTGCGGTGCTGTGCTAAGCGATCGACGCCGTTGACCTTCTCAATCATGTTGACGACGTCAATCTCGATAAGCTCTTTGCCGTCGACCATCAGTTTGTAGTAGGTGCATTGGGTCGAGATTTTGGTCTCGGTGTTTTCGCCTTGCTTATTGTCGCCGCCGTCGATTTCTTTATGGCGGCCACGCAGCACGATTTCCACACCGCTAATCTCGCCGGTGTCGTCACGCTGGAAAGAGCCCGCGAAACGCAGCGGAATATCCGAGGCACCGGGCACGGCGTACTGACTCCAGAGGTCATCATCGGGGAAACCGCCGATTGTCCATTCCACGGCCAGCGCGTCGTCATCGAGACCCAAATCAATCGCCGCCGAGCCGTTCATCCCGCCGCCGCGATAGTTCTCCAGCTTGCGGGTCAGTTTAGGCAGCGTCACCGAGCTGACGACGCCCATGTAGCTCAAGCCGTCGTTAAACAGGTTGAGGTATTTCAGCTTACGAGGCATTCCCATCGGTTGAGTTCCTTAGCTGTTGGCCGTTGAACCTAAGCTCACCAGATATTTATCGGTGATGCGTTGGCGTAGGGTGAGGTTTTCCAGCGGTGGCACTGGCGTGTAGTCGTAATCGATATAGAGTTTTCCGGCTTTCAGGCTCTCTTTATCGTTGGCGCTCTCGTCATACCAACAATCCGCATCGATGATATAGCCGCCGGTTTTCAGCTCGCGGAATTTGGCCTTAATCCCTTCGACAATGTCGCGGATAAGCGTGGCGGTCATTGGTTTATCTACTGCCCATTGATGCGCCTCGGCCATGGTGTCGGCCAATACCTGCGCGGTGCGGGTGTAGTTCTCGAACATAAACAGCGGGTCGTCAGAGCAACAGCGGTTGCCCCAAAAGCGGAAACCATCGGAGCGCACCAGCGTAGTAACACCGGCCTCGTTGAGCAGGTCGGCATCGGTTCCCGGTGCCTGTAAATCCCAAAATACCGAGGCACTAATCCCGGTGACGCCGTTCACACCGACGTTAGACAGGGTTTTGTGCCAACCGGTCTCTTGGTCAATCTTGGCGCGCAGACCTAATGCGCGCGCCGTCGCCCATGCTGTATTACTGGCGTTGGTGGTGGTATTCCATGCCAAGAAGTCCGGCCAAATCAGCATCAGCTCGCGCTGGCTGAAATTGTCGCGGTACTTGATCGCATCCGACAGGGTTTTACAGCCCCATGCGCTGATATAGCCAAAGGCGCGCAACTGCTGACAGACAGCCGCCAGTGCGACGGCCACCTCTTTGGTATCGAGACCCGGCACGCCCAAAATGCGCGGTTTGACGCCGGTCACGGCTTTCGCGGTGAGTAACGCTTTTAGGCCGGTGTATTGGCCGTTCTCATCCGCGCCGCCGATGATGTTGGAAATGGTCGCCGCTTGGATCGCTTCTTCGTCATCACCTTCGCCCTCGGCCACGCGCACCACGACGGTAATGGGTTTGCACTGGTCGCCAATGGCCGCCAGCGCGTCGGCTAAGGTGCCTTTTGTCCCCGCTTTACCGGCAGCGGCCACCACGTCGGTAATCAGCACCGGCACATTGAGCGGGAACATTTTTTCATCTGCATCCGACGCGGTGCAGACCATGCCAATAATGGCGGTTGAAACGGTGGAAATGACGCGGGTGCCGTCGTTAATTTCGAGCACCTGCACGCCATGTTTAAAATCGGGCATCGTGTTTGACTCCGTGAGAAAGTAGCAAGGCTATTGTGTTGTGCGTGGACGGGAAC